TATCAATTACTTGGAATGTTGAAAAGTCACTCCCATCACCTCTCGCGACATCGGCAACTACTATATACACTCTATTATAATTTGCGTGTTCCCATTTCCAATAGTTACCATCAAATCCACCCTTTTCAACCGGGTCCATTACATATGTATCTTTATACCATGTCAGTAATGCTGGGTCAATTACAGTATCTCCTGAACCTACGAAATCGCAATCACACTCTTGAGATGCACCTTTAACTCCTAATATACGAGTTTGTTCATCTCTCCATGCCTGATTTCTTTCTGGATGTTTTGTCCAATGTAAATTTATATTATTAAATCCGTTTGACCCACTTTCACCATCTACCCACATTTTATGAAACCAATTACCTACACCATTTGGAGTAGATAATACAATTGCAGCACCACCTGTTGATAAAGTTGATTGTGCTGATAACCAAATTTCATCAATATCTCTAATAAATGCTGCTTCATCTACTATCAACAATGACAATGCTTCCGAACGACCTGCATCTGGAGAACTTGCGATTGCTTTTACTTGTGAACCATTTTTTAATTTAAGGGAAAGTTTATTATCTTCAACTGAACTATTACCACCATCTCTTAACCATATTGGAAGTAAGTCGTGCATTACTCTTACTTTTTCAACTAAGTTTTTTGCTACTGTTACTTTTGTTGCAATAACCAATGCATTAAAGTCTTGATTGAATAACATCTTCCACAAAATAAACCCTGCAGATAAGGTCGATAAACCCAACTGACGTGATTTAAGAATAATATTTAAACGATTATCTTTAAAGTCTGTTAAACAATCTTCCTGGAATGGAAAAAGGTGAAAGGGTATTTTACCTCTCACCGGATGCTGAATAATACAATACTTCTTCATAAAGTAAATGGGGTCTAACGCACATTTACGATATTCTTCAGCTATTATTTCTTTTAATGTTTTCTTAGGTTGCCCTTGAACTCCCATTATTTTTTAAGTTTCAATTTCCAATACACACCACCACCGATATAAGGTGACAATGCTCCACTTGTACCATCGGTTGTTCTATTTGCAACTCCCAATCCTAAATGGAACATCTTATCTTTTTTTGTATTAACTAAAACACCAAATCCTAAATGAGATACTACATCTGCTTTGTTAAATCCACCTTCAAAACCATAAAATAGTTTAGTCTTTGGTAATTCTTTTACAACTGTAGTTTCTTTAATAACTCTTTGTTTAACACTTGCATTAAATGTTCTACCTAATATTTTGTTTTGAGTAATCGTATCAATTAAAGATACGATACCTAAACTATCTGGTAATTGTAATGTATCTTTATAAATGTTCTTTGCAAAATAGTCTTGTAATAAAGCTTGAGTATCTACAATTGCAGGAATGGTCACTTCTTTAATTGTTTCATGATAAATATCTTCACCTTTTTTAGTTACTACCTTAGTCTTAACTACTTCAACAGTATCAATTTCATGTTTAATAAGTTCATATTTTTTACCATCTACTTTTATAATTTCACCTGTTTTCGTTTTGTCTCCACCACATTGTTGGAAAACTACTATTACAATTAATAATGCTATTGCAATGTTTTTTAAATTTAATAATTTTTTCATACTTTTTATTTTTTAACTAATTCTGGATGATTTAACTCAACCAATTTTTCTTCTAATAATCTTTTTCTTTCTATTAATAATTCAATGGCCTCATATGCACCATCTATATCTTTTTTCAAATCCGTTTTTACTTTCTCAATATCAATATCCCATGTCCACTTTTCAACTCTACCATCTTCTGTAACTTGTTCTATTTGTTGTTTAATACCTAACAAAGCTTCTTCATATTGTGCTTTTGTATCTCTAACAAATCCTAATTTATTAAGAGTTATTTTATAATCTTCATAAAAAGGAAAAGTCCCATCCTCTTGAAGTTTTCTTTCTTGTTTAGCTAAACAAATAATACATAATCCGGTTTTACGAATTAATTTTTTATCAGCCATTGAAGGTTTGGTTGTTTGACATTCTGCATTACTACAAGTATTTAATTTATCTAAATACTTTCTAATGTCATCCATTTGAGTAACTGCGGAGACAAATCCTTCTTTTTGTTCCCACTCTTTACCATCGTTGTCTGTCCACGTATCTCCTACTTCTCTTTTTTCTTTTACTTCACCATCATAACCAAATACCCTTTGGTTATTATCTTGTCTTCCAAAAACCGTGTCAATGATGAGTTTACGAGATTTGTGCATCCCCTTTTGTTTTTCATCAAAACTTTTTCTTTTTGCCATACTAATCTTCCTTTTTGTAACTGTTTATTATTATAATATATATCAAATTAAGAGTAAAAAATACCAAGTATTTGATTTAATGGTGCAAAAGTACCTGTAAGTTTATATGTTTTACCATTATAAACAAATACCAATCCTTCACTTGCTACTATCTTTTCAATACCACCCAATTTATTTAATCTTTCTAATTCTGATTTTAATTTTTGTATTTGTGCAGGATTTCCACCACTTCTAACTTGTGATGCAACAGATACAAATTTTTGTTTCATTGCTCTAATTGCTTTCTCAGGGTGAACTGTTAATACACTACCAACAAATTCTAAAACATCTGCACCTACACCTAAAAATATTTCTTCAAATGGTTTGATATTGTCTTTTTGTTGTTTTACAACATTTACTTTATCATTTGTAGTTGCCCACTTTTGTAATTCTAAATTTGATATTGTATTTAATCTAAATCCTTTATCACCAAATGCCCATCTTCTAATCAATGCTTCTTTTGTAAGTTTATCAATTTTAACAGGTGCGTTTGATGTAATCCACCAATCCCACCAACTTTGGTGATAGTCTGCGACATTATCCGAATCACTTAATCCAAATTCTGATTGTAGTTTTTTAAGTCTTGATAAATACTTACCTTGCTTTGAACTTAAATCGTCTGATTTTGGTATTGATGTTATTGGAGGGCCTTGTATTGTGTATTTAGATTGAACATCTGCGTTGACTTGTTTAATCATTCCTGCCAAAGTTCCAGCTGTTCCACCATCTGCTCCAATTGCTACACCTTTTTCATCATAACAGGTTGTATTATGAAATACTAAAAGAGCTTGACCATAAGGAATAACATTAACCGATGTAGGCCATATTACTTCCAAATTCATAAAACACTTTCCTTCGTTGAATATCTTTTTTCTTTGTGTGTCGGATAAACCACTAATTGCTGCAGATAAATCTCTCATTGCAAAATTGTATGCATCTGTTAAACCACCTCGACCACCGAACTTTGATGCAACATCTTCTATTCCCATTGCATTTGCCCCTGCGTTTGCTAAATTACCTTTATTTCTAGCTGCTATCAATCTACCATTTTTCCAACTTATTGCTAAAGCTTGTCCGTCAGTTTTTTCTCTAACTACACCTAAATCACCATTAAGTGCTTTTGAAATAATATCTTTTAAATCACCAAATGTTAAATCCATATCATCAAACGGATGTGCCATATGTCCGTATGCTCCACCTTCTAAAATTAGAGATTCATTAATATTTTCTTTTTTTAAAGAATCAATTTTTTTTCTAAGTTTATCTATTTCAATTCTAACTTTCATTTGAGATGGTGAATTGGGCATCATTTTAAGAGCTTTAGTATATAAAGATACTAATTCTTTTTCTAAATCATTGGTAGAACTTTCATCTATTTCATCTTTTTTGAATATATTTTGGCCTTTGTCTCCCAATCTAAATGTTGCCGCTTTCTTACCATTTATTGTTGGCATTCCGTAATCATCCTTTCCAATATCTTTTACAACAACTTTTTTGTTTTTGAATTTACCCATCAATACAGTATCACCTTTATCAACATCTATATTAATACTTTCGTTGTATATTTGTTTATTTATTTTACCATAGTTTCTCATTAAGATACCGGCTACTGCATGAGCTTGGTTTTCAATTGGAGAACCTGTTGCACCATCTTTGATTTCATCTTTTACCAAACCCAACTCATCTTGCTTTCTATGAACCATCTCATGCGCAAGTGTTCTAAGTATGTCCGCAGTTAATCTACCTTCTATTGCAACATATATTTCTTTAGACATAGGATTATACCCACCTAAAGAAGTTTTTGCTTCTGAATATTCTCTGCCACTTAACAAAGTAATTTTTGGTCTTTCGTTTAACTTTAATTTTTTAGTTGCATATTCTACAAAATGATTTATTGAGTTTTCTTTTGATTCAGAAATGCCTTCATTAAAATATTGTGTTATAAATTCATTTACATCATTTTCAATTGCACCTATAATTTCGTTTTTAGAACCCGTTGGTGCACCATTAATATATCCACCAGGTAAAACTAAACCAATACCAATTCCACCTGGCATACCATCTTCATTTAATTTTGAAGTAATCATTTTGAAAATATCTTTATCAAATGATGGATATGCTTTTAAGAAAAACTTTTTAGCTACTTCTTTATTTGAACTTCCTAATTTTTTTCTAACATCGGTTCCACTTATTGGATTTTGTTCCGAAGGTACTGTGTAGTAATAACCAACTTCATCATAACCATATCCTGCTTTACCTTTGTATGGTTTAAAATATGGACTCTTTAATCTACTGGCATCCTTTTCTCCGACTGCTGCAATATATTGTGTAATCTTACCATCGTATTTAGAAAGTATCTCAATAGGTCTGTATGGGTTATTTACTTTGATAAATTTAGTTACTGGTACTCCAAACATCTTAGTTGCAATTTCTTTTTTCTCTTTAA